CTCCATGTAGGCGGAGACTCAAAAAGAAAAAATGCGCAAATGGTAGTTGATGCATTTCTTGATTTATATGATGGTAATGAAGAGTTTCAACTGGTTTTAAAGTATAACAAATTTTGTTATGCTGAATGCTATATTAATGGGGAATTAGTGCCAGCGCATAATCACCCTCAAATATTTGGTATCCCAGAAAATTTGTCTACAGAAGATTTAGTTAAGCTTTATCACAAATGCCATTGCCTTGTTTACCCAACAAGTGGTGAAGGTTTTGGAATGATACCTTTTGAAGCAATTTGCACTGGTATGCCGACAATTGTCACAGACGCAACTGGGTGCAGTGATTTTGCAAAATATTCAATACCGTTGTCTTGCACTATGAAAAATGCTGATTGGAACAATCATCAATATGGTGAAGACACAGGGCTATGGGCGTACCCAGATATGGAGCAGTTGATGGATCTTATGACTCATGTTGTTTCTGAATATGATGAGTTTAAGAAATATACAATTCAATCTGCACGCATACTGCACAATGAACATTCTTGGTCAAGCATTGCAGATAAAATTCTTGAAAGAATAGTTTTCTACGAAAATAATTTCTCTTAGACCTAGGTATTTTTGGTTGCACCGATTCTACCCGCAGGGTAAGATGGTTGTTCTTACTTTTGGAGGTATGTCATGTCAATTTTTACAACAGATTTTATTAATAGCTACAATTCAAGAGTCGCACCTTGGGGTTTTGGTGGTCTTGGAGAGGTTGTCTATTTAAGAACATATAGTCGTAAAATTGACGGAACCGACAGAAGTGAAACCTGGGTTGAGACAATTAAAAGAATTATTGATGGTGCTATTGAGATTGGAGTGCCATTCACCAAAGATGAAGCAGAAACTTTGTTTGACCATATGTTCAACCTCAAGTGCTCAGTCTCAGGCAGAGCCCTCTGGCAGCTCGGCACTCCTCTTGTAAAAAAGTTTTCGGGAACTTCTCTTAATAATTGTTTTTTTACAAACATTGAAAAGATTGAAGATTTTGAACTTTTGTTTGATTATCTAATGCTTGGCGGTGGAGTTGGTTTTTCTGTTGAAAGATCAAAGATTCATGATCTTCCAAAAGTTAAGAAGGTAAATTTTATTACCGCAGAAAAAACAAATGACGCAGATTTTATTGTCCCAGACTCAAGGCAGGGCTGGAGAGAATTGCTTCACAAAACACTGGAGTCTTATTTTGTAACTGGTAAATCTTTTACATACTCAACTTTGCTAATTCGTGAGTTTGGAGCACCACTCAAAACTTTTGGTGGCACAGCCTCTGGGTCTGGCGCTCTCGTGGATGGTATTGCTGATATCTGTAAAGTACTAGACCAGCGCATTGGCAAAAAACTTCGTTCAATAGATGTCCTTGATATTTGCAACATCATTGGTCGTATTGTTGTTTCTGGCTCATCACGCCGCTCTGCACAGATTGCAATTGGTGATCCTGATGATATGTTGTTTATTAGAGCAAAAAACTGGGGCAGCGGTAATATCCCAGCGTGGAGGGCTAATTCTAACAACAGTGTTTATGCAGATTCGTATGATGAAATTGTTCCTGAATTTTGGAAGGGGTACGATGGGACTGGTGAGCCTTACGGTCTGTTAAACAGAAAACTAGCAAGAACGCATGGAAGACTCGGTGAAAAATCACCAGATCCAAGCATTGAGGGGTTTAACCCATGCGCAGAGATTGCGCTTGCAGATGGTGAGTCCTGCAATCTTGCAACAATCTTTTTGCCAAACATTGAATCACTAGCAGAGTTGTTAGAAATTTCAAGACTCCTGTATATGGTCCAAAAACAAATTACAAAACTTTCATACCCATATGAGAAAACAAATACAATTGTTCATAAAAACTCAAGACTTGGGCAATCCGTTACTGGGATTCTTCAGTGTACAGAAACACAGGTTGGCTGGTTGAAAACAGCTTATGAGTATTTGAAAGAGTACGACAAGAGCTACAGCGGAGATCGTGGGTGGAATCCATCCGTCAGGCTTACAACTGTTCAACCTTCGGGAACGCTATCTCTTCTTCCTGGGGTAACTCCTGGCATTCACCCCGCCTTCGCTCAGTACTACATTAGAAGAGTTAGGTTTAGTTCGGTTGATCCGTTGGTTGATGCATGTAGAAAGCGTGGTTATAAAGTCACATGGGATATGGGGCTTGATGGCAGAGAAGACCATAGCCGATATGTTGTTGAGTTTCCATGCAAGTCTCCAGAGGGAGCGGTTTTGGCTGCAAACATGACAGCGCTTGAGCAATTGGAATGGGTTAAGAGAATGCAGGCTGAGTGGGCTGACAATGCAGTTTCAGTAACCGTTTATTATCGCAAAGAGGAGCTCTCATCTATTCAGGAATGGTTGTCTAAGAACTACGATAAGAGCGTAAAGTCTGTTTCGTTCCTTCTGCATGTTGATCACAACTTCCCCCTTCCTCCTTACGAAGAGATTACGAAGGAAGAATATGAGAAAACATTGTCAAAGCTCAACCTCTCCATACCTCTCCAGCAAGTGTCAAGTGATTTATCAATTGAACTAGACGACTGTGCTACGGGTGCATGCCCAATTCGTTGATATCTGAACATCTGTGTGTCATTTTTTAACAAAAGTGGTGTATAATTTACCATATGTCGTCAAATATGATTAAAAGCAAAAACATGTGGATTCCAGAACGAGCACACGGTGTGTGTGTTTACTTTACATCAAAAGATGAAGCCCTTTCTGATGGTGATGGCGGTGTGCTGTGCGCTGAAGGTCTTATGTATGACCTAGATGTTGAAAGAAGAGTTTTAGAAGCTGGTCGCTACTGGAGTGGTGATGAAGATGGTTTGGTTAAGTGGGTTGCTGGTGCGAGAAAAATTTCAGCATCGGAAAAAGATGATCAAGTTGAAAGATTGAATGATGGGTTGATAGCTGATCCATTTGAAGATATGTATGATGATCACTTCTCAAACAGGAGATCTAATGGAAAATAAAACAGAGTTGGTTGAAGAAACAATTATTCTTGACCAGGAAATTGATGACATCTCATACATGGGATTTACAAGTAAAGTTGAAACATTTGACCCATTTGATTTAGTAAAGATTGATAGCCTTTCTTCAAAAATGAAGCGTAAGGCTTTGCGTTTACAAAAGAAGCATGAAGGCGAAGACGGAACTCAGTCTAAATACATTGACCCTGAAAGAGTTAGCGGCTATTCGCTTTACGATATTGTAAACCCCCCGTATGATCTGGATACATTGGCTGGCTTGTATGATCAAAGTGCGATTCATTATGCAGCTATTAATGCAAGAGTTATGAACACAGTTGGTCTTGGCTATGAGTTCCAAGAGACATTGAAAGCTAAAAGAAGAATTGAAAAAGCGCACGCCGAAGAAGAAAAACTCACAAGACTTCGCCAGCAGTATCAAGATCTAAAAGAAGATCTTGATGAAACATTTGAAGCTTTAAACATTGAAGAAACATTGATTGAAACAATGGTTCGTGTCTGGCAAGATGTTTTAACTGTGGGTAATGGGTACCTTGAAATTGGTAGAAACAATGCTGGCAAAATTGGTTACATTGGACATGTCCCTGCAACACTCGTGCGTGTTCGCAGAAAGCGTGACGGCTATGTGCAGATTGCAAAAACAAATAAAATTCAAGCGGTGTTCTTTAGACAATTTCAAGATAAAGAAACACCAGACCCAATTAATAATGATCCAAAGCCTAACGAGTTAATTCATTTTAAAATTTATTCACCAAATAATACATATTACGGAATCCCATCGGCAGTTTCTGCCGCTGCCGCAATTGTTGGAGATAAGTTTGCAAAAGAATACAACATTGACTATTTTGAAAATAAAGCAATTCCTCGTTATGCAATCATTCTTAAAGGTGCAAAACTTAGTAATAAGTCAAAACAGGAATTAATTAATTATTTTAGAAATGAAGTTAAAGGTCGTAATCACGGAACGCTGGTTATTCCGCTTCCTGCGAGTTTGGGTTCAGACACTGACATTAAGTTTGAAAAACTTGAAGCTGGAGTTCAAGATGCATCGTTTGATAAATATCGTAAATCAAACAGAGATGAAATTCTTGTAGCAAACAGAGTTCCCGCCCCAAAAGTCGGAGTTTATGACAATGCAAACTTGGCTGTCTCAAGAGATGCAGATAAAAGTTTTAAGATGCAAGTTATTGGTCCAGACCAAGCGATTATTGAAAAGAAATTAAATAGGATTGTTGGTGAGTTTACTGATCTAATGCAAATTCATCTTAAGAAAATTGACTTGGTTGACGAAGATATCCAATCAAGAATTAATGATAGATATCTTAGGACTGAAGTTATTACGCCAAACGAAGTTAGAAGTCAGATTGGTCTGCCAGAAAGATATGATGGCGATGTGGTTCTTCCATTCCCAACGAATGTTAAGAAAGAACAAAATGATGCAGGCAAAAATGGTCCTGGTGCTCCTTTTGGAAATGATAATAACTCTGCATCCGAACCGCCTAAATCACCAACAGGTGATGGGGCAACAAGTGATTCAAGGGCGGATGGGGCGCAAGCCGAAAGGGGCGAAAATCAAGATTCTGGCGTGAACAATGATTCAACCAGTAAGTTTAATCAAGGAGAATAAAATGAGTGGAAATAGTTTGGTATATTCAAATAAAAATTTAGTAACAGCGGATGGTGCTGTAAATATTGGACAACATACAAGCGAGTTGTATGTTTACAATAAAGGAGCCAGTGATGTTGACATCAAGCTCAATGGGCAATACACAATCCTGCTCCCAGCAGAGTCTACGGAATACATAGAAATTGATGGTGATTATACAACCATTGAAGTGATCACCGCCAGTTCTGCTGTAGCAGTTTTTGCACTAGGCTGATTTGCAATATTGTTGAAAACAATATATGCTGGTAAGTTACGAGGGCTAAATGTCGGATTTTAATATTTCATTCCCAATTGATATGATTAAGAGGGAACAACGGATTGTGGTTGGCATTGCTACCGCAGACAATATTGATAAAGCTGGTGATATTGTTGACTTTGAGGCATCCAAGGAAGCTTTTGCAAACTGGGGTGGGAATATTAGAGAAATGCATGCCCCCGTTGCAGTGGGTAAGGCTGTTAAGTATGAGCCAGTTGTGATTACTGGGGCTGATGGAACATCCTATAATGCTGTTAAAGTAGAGGCTTACATCTCAAAAGGTGCTGAAGACACTTGGCAAAAAGTTCTTGACGGAACTCTTCGTTCGTTTTCAATTGGCGGCAAAGTGATTGAAAAATCAGAATCAGCTGACAAGATGTTTCGTGGTAAACCAGTAAATATTATTAAGAAGTATGTTCTTGGCGAACTTAGCCTTGTAGATAATCCAGCAAACGCATTAGCCATTATTGATATTATTAAAATGAGCGATGAGGGTTTATTCAAATATGCTCTTGATTGCGACCTTGATTGCCAATTGGCAAAAGCAAAGCAGCCTATTAAAGACCCGAAGGGTGGTCTTACTGCCGCAGGCAGAAGGCATTTTAAAGAAACAGAAGGTGCTAACCTAAAGCCAGGTGTTCGTGGTGCTGCAGACACCCCAGAAAAACTACGCCGCAAAGGATCATTTCTTACAAGATTTTTTACAAACCCATCTGGACCGATGAAGAAGCCGAATGGTGAACCAACACGGCTTGCGCTTTCAGCAGCGGCGTGGGGTGAGCCAATCCCTCAAGACAGATCTGATGCAGCAAGACTCGCTGCAAAAGGTCGTAGAATGCTTGAGCGTTATGCAAACTCAAAGAAAAAAGGTTTCTTAGAAAATGATTTTGACGAAGATTTGTTGGATGTCGTTTTGGAGTTAATGAAGGATCAGGGTTGTGACTGTGGTTGCAATTCTTGTGAGGGTATTGAGAAAGATGTTTCTGTAACAACAGAAAATGCAGAATCTAAGTACCCAGCAAGAAATGGTATCATATCACCGACTGTCCCTCCTTTTCCATCTGGCTCCCCAAAGGCTAAGCCAAAAAGTAAAATTAAGGAAGAAGGCAGTCCCTGCGGGGAAGGTTATCACCAAGAAGGTGAAAAGAAGGGTAAGGATGGAAAAATGGTTCCAAACTGTGTTCCAAACAACCCTGCTCAAAAGACAACAAAAAGTGAAATGTCCTCACAAGACACTGAACTTTTTGATACAATTAAGGAGATGATTGAGAAAATGGATTCTATTATTCAGCAAGACTCTGAATTGCAATTAAATAATACTTATGATAAGATCTCTGACATGAATGAACAAGAAATTAATAAGCTTAGTCTATTGAAAAAGTTTATTGGATGGCTTGTTCCAGATGTTGCAGAAACAACTTCAACTTCAGTTGAAGTAGATGAAAACACACAGGAGGAAGAAATGGACATTAATGTTCTTAAAGATGCCCTGAGTGCTGTTGTTGATGAAAAACTGGCTAGTTTTGCTACTTCAATTAAGGAAGAAGTTGAAGCCTCTGTTCAGGAAAAAATTGAAGCAGTTGCTAAGGGTTTTGAAGTTCAGAGTGCTGAACTTCAACAAAAGCTGGAAACAGCAGAGGTCGCTCTCGCTGAGCAAACAGAGAAGGTTGAGGCATTTGCCACAGCTGGTGCTGTAAAAAAGAGCGTAGATCCAGAAGATGATGAAGAAGTAGCAGAAGAGGCAATTGCCAAGTCTGCACCTACTTCATTCTGGAAGAATACATATTTGCCACAGGAGTTAATTAGCTCCCTAGGTTACAGGTCATAAGGTAAGGAGGAATAACTACTATGGCAACACAAGAAGAAATTTTGGCAAAAGCCAACGAAGTCACTACAACAGTGGTTTCAAACAGCAGCCCAGTCAGCGGTGGTGGTGGACTTCTCTACCCAGAGCAAGCTAATCGCTTCCTTGACTTCGTTGTTGATCAGTCAGTATTGATGAAGAACGCACGAGTAATTCGTATGCGTACTCCACAGATGGACATTGACAAGGTGTCTGTCGGCACTCGTTTGCTTGCAAAGGCAACCGAAGCAACAGATGACGGCACAAATGCAGCTGTCACATTCAGCAAGGTATCGCTTTCAACTGTAAAGCTTCGTCTTGACTGGAATATTTCAACAGAATCGTTGGAAGACAATATTGAGGGCGCTTCACTGGAAGACCATATCGCACAGATTATGGCTCGTCAGACAGCAAACGACCTTGATGACTTGTTGATCAACGGTAACACATCGTCAAACAACGCTCTTATTAAGGCGTTGGATGGTTTCAATAAGCTTGCTAGAACAAGCGGAGATGTCGTAGACTTCGGAGGAAATAACATTTCCCGTTCGGTCTTTGACAAGGTTCTTCGTACCTTGCCAAGCAAGTACTTGCAGCGCCGCAATGAATTGCGATTCTTCACAGGTCCAGGACTTGTTCAGGATTCAATTTATAGCTTGGGTAATCCAAACTCGGCAACTGAGGCAACAGCAGGCGCACCTGCTCCAATGTCAACAGCTGGTGAAATGGCGTTCCTGCAAGGTTCAATGAGAGCAAATGGTGGTCCAGGTTCAACTGGTCTGTCGCCATTTGGTATTCCTCTGATTGAAGTACCTTTGATGCCAGAAACCGCAACTGGTGACTACTCTGGTGCAGCAGGCTCACATGGTTTTGTGGAACTCACATTCCCTAACAACCGTGTAATTGGTATCCACCGTGACATCACAGTGTACCGCCAGTTCAAGCCAAAGACTGACACAATTGAGTACACACAGTACATGAGAGTTGCAAACAACATTGAAAATGCTGATTCGTATGTAATCGGTAAGAATGTTAAGTTGCGTTCACTCTAATTTAAACAATTAAAGTAGGTATTGGGCGGGGTTCACAAGAACCCCGCCTTTTATCATATTTAGATTGATTTAATTAAACATAGGTGATAAGATTGATCATATGACTAACAACGAAACAAGTGTAACATCCGAAAAAATTAATAAACCAAAGAAAGCTGTAGCAAAGAAAGTTGCAGTTAAAAAAGAAATCATTGAAGAAAACATTTCTGAAGAAGGAAAGGTTTTAATTGTATTTGAAAGCGGAGCTGGATATTCAACTGCATCTGGATTCCGT